AGGAGATAGCAACTTCTGCTCCCCAATCGCTTTGGCGATGGTCACCGGGATAACGGCTTCTGAAGCCGCAGAGCGTATGAGCAGCTACGGCAGGAAGCTTGGAAAGGGTACACCGAACCAGATCTTCAACAAGGTCTTGTGCGAACTGGGGTTTACTTCCAAGCGCATCCAAACAAAAGATATGATTGAGAAGCTCCCCAGACCACACTGCGATGTCCTGAAGAACTTGACCACGCATCACCCACGTCGGTTCCCTGGAGTGTTTGATCCGAGCAAGAAATACATCGCTCAGGTCAACGGCCACATTCTTGCCATCGTGGGGGGCGAGGTTAAGGACTGGAGCGTCAATCGCAGCCTGCGCATCTTTGCGCTGTTTGAAATCATCAAGAACGAGGAGAATTGAGATGAAGATCGAGCGCATAGTTCGAAACAAGGTCGAAGGCGTTACGGTCCACATGGACCCGGCCATCGCGCGGCGGAAGATGAACAGCCTTTTCAACGCTGCAGACTATTCCCACGCGACCGTCGAAGGCCATTCTGACTGCTGGATCGACTACGACTACAGCGACGACGTCAGCGGTGTGACCAAAGATGAATGGAGCATTACCTTGGTGGCGACGGGGATCAACTTGATCCACACCGATGCTATCGAAAACTCTTGGAACGATGAGTCCAAGCTCGAAGAAACTTGGTTTGACCTCATCGTCCCGATCAAGTGGTTCTTGGCACTGCCAGAGGAGGACTTGATCGAACGCGAATATTGACCCTCCTCGGTAAGCCCGGTTGGGCTTACTTAGTGAAGGCCACTGCAACCAAGGAGACGAAAATGGCTATGAAGAAAGTAAACCGAAAGACGCTTGCGAGTTACGCTTCTATCTTAGGGAAGAATAGCATCGCAGCTCACGACCTCATAGAGTTTGATGGTCGAAAAGCTCGTGGTGAAAAGCCTATCATCTTGATGGGCAACAACGGGTTTCGCATTGTGCTGCCAGAGAAGGAGACGAAATGAACTATGAAACCATGAAGACCGAGGAGCTCCGCGATGCTGCAATCGCGGCGATGCGGAGCGGCAATCGCAGCGAGGTCGAGGCCATCAAGGTTGAGACCTTCAAGCGCGCCTCGGCGCTGGGCATCAACGTCAGGACCTTTGTGCCCAGCGCTGGGGCGCGAGCGTTCTATGAGCGCGAAGTGCTTGGGAAGAAGTGAACTGAAATAGAAGGAGAATGCTATGAAGATTTCTTGGTATCATGCTGAATTGCCCGAACACATCTACAGTGCCGACGTCTCCCCCCACGGTGAGCGGTTCATGTTCAGAGCCTGCCCGAACCGGGGGGACCACTGCATCGAAGGCATCTACAAAACTGAAGAAGAAGCCTCAGCAGTCGGTGTCCGCTTTGCGGCAGGCGAGAAGGGGATTGCAGGGCTTTACTCTGCTGCTTACTGACCCTCCAGTCAGGAGCCTCGCAAGAGGCTCCATTCTAGAAGGCCACAAATTTGATGTTATTTGTATGTGCTTTCTGCCAGCTTTTCAGGCACAATGTCTGGAGAGATTCAACCCAGGAGACGAAAATGGCCAACCTGATCAACAAGTACCGCACTGCTGAGAACGAAACCCTCGACCTTCGCGTCCCCGATACGGCCCAGTGGGTCCGTGAGCGGTTCCCTGCGATCATGGCGAACCGCCCGACGGGCATGTCTGAGAGCTATCAGTTCATGCCTTCGCACAAGATTGCGACCGACCTGATGGATCAGTTCGGTATGCCGCTGGTCGAGGTTGGTCAGCAGTTCAGCCGTTCTCGTTCCCCGGCTGGGCAGGAGCACTTCATGAAGTTCCGACTGCCCAGCGGGCTTGGCGGTCTGCCAGCCGTCGGAGACAGCGTGCCCGAGATCGTGATCATGAACTCGCACAACGGTCGCTCGACGATCCGCGCCTATGCAGGAATCTTCCGCTTTGTCTGCGCGAACGGTATGGTCGTCAGCGAGAAATCGTTCGGTCAGATCAAGATCCGCCACTTCGGCGAAGAGAACAACTTTGCCGAGTTCAACAAAGTCCTTGGTGTCATGGCGCGGCGTATGACGATACTCGACAGCCGCATGGCGCGGATGAAGGAAGTTGTCCTGTCCCCCCACGAGCAGAACCAGTTGGCGAAGGCTCTGATGAGGATCCGGGGGACGCCTGACTGGTTGGAGGCTGCAGACAGCCTGAAGGCCAACCGGGCAGACGACGAGTGCACAGAAGACGGCAATCGCTCTCTCTGGACCACGTTCAACACTCTCCAGGAGAACCTGACCAATCGCTCGCTCGCTCGTGAATTCGAGGATGCACGCAACCGTTCCATCCGGCCATTGTCGGGGGCGCGTGCTCACGTTCTGACCAACGAGCGGCTGTGGGCTGGGCTCGAGACCTTCATCGAGGATCGGTTCCCCAAGTTGGCGGCTGACACCTTCGAGAAGCCTGCTCAAGCTTCTATTGTTCTCACCGGTGGAGCCGTTTCCATCGATCAAGTTCCTGTGGCTGAGGTTGTCGGAGAAGTGGCCGTTTCTGTGGCTGTAGCCGTGGCCCCGGTGGACGCTCTGCCGTCGCCAGCGGCCCAGGAAAGCCATGTTTTGCGGTCAGTTGAGCAGCTTATGAAGCTGAAGACCTTCGCTGAGATGGATGCGATCACGGCTGAGGAATTTGAACTGCTTGACAAGGAATTCAAGACCAAACTCTCCAAGCGCAAGTCGTACTTGAAGAGCAAGCAGAAGGTCGACGCCTGACGTACCAGTTCGGAGCCTCTAAGGAGGGGCTCCATTCTCGTGCGCCAATGCACGTTAAGCAGGAGACGAACGATGCAATGCACTAAGACTGGATGCCACATCTACATCGAGCAGTGCAACTGCTACGCTTACGGTGATGCTTTCGAAGGTAACGGAGTTGCCTTGTTCAGGATCGTTCAAATTGAATTTGAACCAATCTCATCAGTTCTGCACTACAGGGTGGGAGATTTTGACCAGTGGTTCGACCGTGACCGCAAAGGGGTTGCATCCACCTTGATCAGTTCAAGCTTTGAGAACCTTGGCTATGGCGGGGTTCCATGCCCCGCATCGTAGTCGATCTTCGTGAGCCGCGCGGCCGGATTTCTATGACACCGTCATGGTCAATATCGTTCATGGAGCGAGCGAAGGCTATCCCAGGACAGAAGAAGTTTGTGGACCGGATAATGCACTTCGCTCTGTCGCAGGAGAACATCAGCTACGTTCGATCAGCTTTCCCTCAAGCGGAATACGTGGGGGGCTCAACTGAAAAGGGTCGAGGGTTAGCGTCTGGTCCTCGACGAGCCTTCGCGACAAACTATGAACCGACCCCCCTGCAGGTGGAGGCTTTCTCTGCTTCGAGAGGCAAGAAGCTGTTCGCGTTCTTCGAGAAGCCCGGAGCCGGCAAGACCAAGATGGTGCTCGACAAAGCCGTAGATCTGTGGTGTTCTGGAGAGATCGACGGTTTGTTCGTGTTCTCGTACTCCGGCGTCCACGAACAGTGGATAATGGATGAAGCACCCAAGCATTTGGCTAAAGGAATGCCTTACAAGGCTGTCGCCTGGAGAGCTGGCAAGAAGCTAGACGAGGCCATCTTTGAGCCAGATCCTGACATCTTCAGGATCTTCACCATGAACTATGAGTCTTACGCTGCTAGCCCTAAAGGATTTGCTGCAGCGAAGCGGTTTGCATATTCCGGTGCCATCATGGCAGTCGCCGACGAGAGCCAGAGGCTCAAGACGCATGACAGCGCTATCGGTGAAAAGATGACAAGCAACCGAGAGGACTGGGCAGTCAGGGTGCTTGCCAGCGGAGAACCTACTCCGCTTGGTATTCAAGACTACTACAACCAGTTCGCGTTCTTAGATCCTGCGATTGTCGGCGCATGGACATACATTGGCTTCCGCTCTATGTACTGTCGCATGGGCGGCTTCAACAATGGTCAGATAGTCGGTTATCAGAACCAAGAGAACCTGCACCGATTGATGGCCCCCTACGTTCACGTTGGGGCACCAGACATTGACGCGAAGCTTCTGTTCGAGGTAAGCAAGTTTAGCTTGTCTGACCGCGTGCGAAGCGCCTACGATCAACTCAAATCTGAGCTCATGATCGACTTGAGCCAATATGACCCGGAGTCAGGCGTCTATCGCTTACGATCTGAGCTATCAAAGATGATCAAGCTAAGAGAGATTGTTTGCGGAAGGTTGACAGACCGAGAAGGTAAAGTCCACCAGATCGGCACAGAGCGTATGGAACTTCTAATGAACTTGTCGGACATATACTCCGGTAAGAAAGCCGTCGTATGGTCTTGCTTCAAAGAGGACCACCGGCTTCAGTTAGAGGCCTACGGCCAAGGAAAGGCTGCAGTCATCAACGGTGATACTCCGAAAGCCAGACGCAGAGAGATTGTTCTTGAGTTCAAAGACCCGACAAGCGAATTGCAATATTTGATAGGCTCCCCCGCGTCTCTTGGGACCGGTTGGAATCTTCAAGGATCTTGCTGGCTCAACTTGTATTACTGCTCCGACAACAACGCTGGGAATCTTTGGCAGAGTTGGAAGAGGCTCTACCGT